CCTCCGTAATACTTTGCGGATCCGGAGATGCTGCTTTGCAGACCATCGCCACCATTGCCCGCGACCGAATTGGATTGCACGTTTTGTCCAACTTGTCCTGCACCTCCACCACCACCGGAACAGAAATTTCCTGCATTGAATCCATTAGTGCCACCGCCTGCGTAACCCTCTCCAGTAGTCCCGTTTCCGCCATTCTGCGTCGTGTAGTTCCCGCTACCACCACCACCGCCCGAGCCGCCGTTTCCGCCGGTTTGGACTGCATTTCCACCATATCCGCCGCCAGTGCAGCTGACGGTAGAGAATGAACTTGTGTTTCCTTGCTGATTAGTTGCGCCACCGGCGCCAATCGTTACGGAGTAATTCTGACCAACGGTGAGGGACAGACTGCTCTGATAGCGAACGCCGCCACCGCCACCGCCGCCGCGCCCGCCGCCGCCGCCGCCTGCGACAACGAGGGTGGCGACTGAATATGTGCTGGCGGCTGCCTGCGTGGTCGCGGACGCCTCGGCGGTGTAGTCGCTCGTCCCGCTGGGCGAGGTGCGTGTCGCCGCGACGCGGAAGCCGTAGTTCGTGGACGCAGACAACGAAGTCACCGAGTAGCTCGTCGCACCCGCGCCGGTCGTGTGGATCGTGCTCCACGACCCCGAGCCCGACGGGCTGCGCTGCTGGATGATGAAGCCCGTCTCGTCGGAGGAGTTGTCCGTCCACGCGAGGTTGATCTGCGTGCTGCTGGTCGCCGTCGCGGTCAGCGAGCTCGGCGCGGCGGGCGCGGTCTTCGCGGACGCAGAGGTGCTCGCGAGGCTTCCGCTGTCGCAGTTGTACGCCGTCACCCGGTAGTGCCGGGTCGTGCTGGCCGCCACCGTGTCGGTGTAGCTGTTGGTGCCAAGGTTGGTCGCGATCACGCTCCACGACCCGAGGCCGTCGATGCTCCGCTCCACCTCGTAATAGGTCGCCTGGTTGGGCGCGGCGGTCGCGTCGGCCGTCCAGGAGAGCGAGATCGTGCCGACGCCGCCGGTCGCGGTCAGGCCGCCCGGCTGGTTGGGGGCGCCGGTGGCGAGGCAGGCGGCTTCCTTGGAAACTGCACCTTTCCTCAGAAACGACCGAATCACGGGACCACCTCCGCGGAGGTACGGAACAGGACAGTGGCGATGTGCACGTTCTCGCTGCCCGCGGACGGATCGGCGTACAACGTGACCACCCCGTTGGTCGCGGCGGGCCAAGCCGTGGTGGTCGCCGCCAGGATCTCGACCGTGGAGGTGCCGTCGATGGCGCTGGTGATCGTCCCCGTAATCGTCGTCTCGACGGTGCCGACCTCGACCTTGGCCTTGACCGCGTAGCCGGTAAGGTCGAACTTGGTCCCATTGGGGTTCACGACGTTGACGGTGAGGGTGCGGCTGCAGCCAGGCACCACGACCAGGCCAACGATGTCGGTTTCGATTCTTGCGTTTGGCATGGGGCTATGACTCCACCGTGTCGCAGGCGACCGGGTTGGGGCGATCGAAGTACGGCCACGCGGAACCATCCGTCGCGTAGACCACGTAGACGTTGACCTTGGCCTTGAGCTCGCCCTCGACGGGGCCGAAGCCGGTGCCGTTCCACACGCTGCCGACCGGGGCCACGATGACCGGCGGGTTGGTGATGTCCATGCCGTCCACCCGCGTCGCGGTGTTGTGGTACTCGCGCAGGTTCTGCACGTTGGAGTAGCTGAACGTGAGGTCGGACGGCGGCGTAATGCCCGAGCCGGTCAGCGGCGGCGGGAACCAGTGCTCGACGGTGTACGACCACCGGTTGGGGCTGATGAGGAATGCGGACTTCACCTTGCACAGCCCAAGCGACACCACGTTCCCTGCGGCCATCTGCGCCCTGCCCCACCGCATCACGTCGGCGTTGTCCAGGGCGGACGACGCGCCGCGCATCCACGTGTTCACGACGGCGCGGTTGGCACCGGGGATCCCGCGTCCGAAGATGGGGCGTTGCCAGCTCATACGGCGGTCGGCTTGGGTGCCGTGAGCTCCGCGAGCTCGAGGGCGCTGACGATGTTGTTGTAGTTGGCAAGCGTCTGGTACTTCTGAAACCACACGACCTTGTCGGCCTGCAGGACGACCAGGCCGGCCACGGTGACGCCCGTCGTGCATGCGGGTGCCCCGGTTGGGATCGGCCCGGGCACCTGCTCGAGGTGGAACCACTCGTCCCACAGGAACGTGTGCTGGATGCGGTACCACTCATGGTGCGGGGACACCGAGAATCCCCGGTAGACCAGCGAACCAATAGCGCAGCCGAGGAAGGCCGCGTCGTTGCGCTTGCCGACGTAGGTCGACCAGGTCGAAGTTGGAGGCTCGGCGTTGACCGGAGATCCCGCCGTCCGGTCCCACAGCACCTCAATGGTGATGGTCATCTGCGGTACCTCGTATGCCGGTGGGTTGCCGTTGAGGTCGACCTTGGTGCCCGCGACGTCGACGACGCCCGTCGGCCACGTGACGCTGCCGTTGGCCGGGAAGGTCGGCGCAAGCCGCCAAACCTGCGCCTGGCGTACCCCGCTCTGCCGGGTGACGGCGACGTACTTGGCCTGCTCGTCCGCAACGGTGACCTGCAGGGTGCCGAAGGTGCACCGGACCTCCCACTGGTACAGACCTTCCGGGCGCGGGAACGCCTGCACCTGCCGGCAGACGTACGCCCGCATGTACAGGGACGTGTTCCGGAACGCCGCTGGCACGCGATCGCGCACCTTCGGCAGGCCCGCGACGGCGAAGAGCTGGTCGTTCCCATCTGCCGGGAACGTCGGATTTGTGCCGTCCGGCACCCACTGCACGTCGTACACCAGCTCGAACTGGTGCTCAGACCCGGGCATGACCCGCGTCTGCGAGAACGTCTCAGCCTTGGGACCAGTGAGGATCCAGCCCATCAGAACGGCATCCTGAAGCTCTGCCGGAGCTCATCAAGCATCTTGCGGATGGCGGCGACGTTGTCAGACAGGCCCGCCGTGCCGATTGCCTGGTCGAGTCCCTCGTTCACCAGCGCGTCCCTGTTGGCTCCGATTGCCATGGAGCTGGCCAAGCCCGGCCCCATCAATGGATCACGGATCACCCGCATGGCGTCGGCATCCTTGATCCGGGTCTGCTCGGCGATGCCGCGGGCGACGTCCGGTCCGAGGGCAGCCGCGAGCTGCTTATTTCGGGCGAAGTCCGCGATCTGCGCCTGGGTCGCGGCGTTGGCCGCCTGCAGGTTGTAGGAAGTCGCGATCTGCGTCAGGCCCTGCACGCGATTGCTGGCGGCGTTTACCACCTGGCTGCCAATGCGGGCGGCGATCTGCGCGGCGGTGATGGCTGCCGTGACGCCCGTGTTGACGGCGGTCGCGGCGGCGGCGGCGTTGAGCTTGCGCAGCTCCGCCTGGGCGCGGGCGACGCCCTTGACCACGCCGCTCGGGTCCATCTCGGCGCGGATGACTGCCTTCATTTCACGCGCCACCGAAAACCTCCTTCTCGAACTCGGCGACCCCGGCCTTCACCCATGGGAAGAGCTCGTGAGGCCGTTGTCGCGTCTGCGCGCAGGCGATCACCCCGAGCAGGAACTCGCAGCGTTCAAGCGTCGTCATCTCTGAGGATGCCAGGCCGATGGGCATCATGTCTCGCTGTTCCGGGCTTGAGATTCGCCACAGCCGCCGGGTGGCGGCTCCGTAGGGTGCAGTTGGTTCACCTGCTCCCACAGCCTGGTCGACAGTTCGGCGGACAGCCGGCCCAGGTCGGCCGGATCGGCCAGGAGCGGCGTGCCGTCCTCGCACGACAGGCAGGCGGCCCACCACCACGGGTCGTTCGCCGCCCGGCGGTAGTCCGCCATGGTGGGCTCGCGCACGACGATCGGCCCGAGGTCCGGATCGACCACGCGGCGGGACTTCGCCATGAACTGGGAGACGTCCAGCGGCATCAGGCCTCGTCCACGCTGAGGGACCACACCGCCGCCCCAGTACCGTCATCGGTGCGGCTGGCAGAAGTGATGTGCCCGGTGATCGTGTACGCCTTTCCTGCTTGATCGCTGAACGCGACCACGACCGAACGATTGACCGCGTTTGCCAGCGACGTCGGGTAGATGTGCTCGCGAACCGGGTCATCGGTGGAGGCATCTTGCGCCAGCAAGTCGAAGCTCAACGTTCGCCGGACTCGCCCTGGCACGCGCTTTTCCCGCCAATCGGAAACCAGCGTTACGTCGAGGGACGCCCGCTCGACCTGAAGCTGGATGTTCCGCACCGGCCATGTCGTGGAGCCGCCGCTGTTGAAGTTCAGCGACACCGTGCCGCCGTAGCCCATGATGTATGGCATGTTCAGGTTTCCTGTGCTTGAAGGTTGATCGTGACGGTGACCGTGCGCTCGGCGTCCTGCTGGCCGTCATCCGGCAGCTCGGTCCCGGTTGAGAACGACATTTCGTGCGCCACCAGCTTGCAGCCGGTATGCGTGTGTGGGCCGTTGGCGAACGCCTTGGCCAGCTCATGGGCGAGGTCGGCCGCCTGGTCGAGCGTGTCCGCGATGCAGGTCGCGATCATGGTGCCATTCCAATGCGCCTTCCCGAAGGATCCGGGCAGGTACATGGTGGCCGCGAGGTCGACGTTGTAGACGATGCACGGCGTGGTCTTGCCAGCCACGCGCATGCCCGGGTAGACCTTGCTGGTCGCGTTGGCGGCGCGGGCGCGGATCGCTGCGACAATCTCCGGGAAGCTCATGGCTGGCCCCGCAGCGCCGCACGGGCCTCGAGCAGCGTCCGCTGCGATATGGCGGTGAGGATCCGGCGCATGTTGCGGCGGATGTAGGTCGTCGAGAGCTTGCGGCCCGGCAGGTTGCGGCCTGCACCCGAGCTGCGTACGTTCTTGATCCTGAGCCGGCGCTCCTGGGCGTCGGCGGCATACGCCTGGAACCGTTCACGGGCGGCGGCGAACACGGCCTTCATGGCCTGCCCACGCTGCTTTCGCACCTCAAAGGAATTGCCCTTGAACTGCTGCATGACTCGGTCACGCTCGGTCTTGATGAACGTCCGGCGGCTACCTGCCTCGGCCTGCGCCGCGCCCGACCGGCCCAGGTAGATGCCGCCGGAGCCGCCGAAATGCCGGAACCCGTGCTCGAGCAGGTGCCACACCTTTTGCCGTCCCTTGGCCCCTGCCCCGCCCTTGCGGCCGTAGACCACGCCGACCTTGCCGGCGATGACGGCCCGCGGGCCGGATCCCTGACGCCGGACGTCGATCTTGGTCGCGCTGGCGATGGCCTTGCGGTGGGGCGTCTTGCCGCGGAACTGGGCGTTGCGCCACAGCTGCCGAAGGTCGTTCCTGACCGGCTGCAGTGCCGTCCGCATGCCCTTCTTCTGAACGCGCTGCGCCACGTTGCGCGGCAGGCTGGACAGCACCTTGCGCACCTCGGCGTCGTCGATCTTGTAGCGGATCTCGCTCATGCCCGCACCTCGACGGCCTGCATGCGCAGGCGCTTGCGGCGCGAGTCGACGTCGTGGCAGCTGCGGAGGTTCAGCGTGCGGCTGGTGCCGTTGTCGTTCCACACCAGCCGGCTGCGCGAGGTGACGTTCGGTGCCCAGGTTGCCTCGATTGAGAACTCCTGCCGAACGGCTGGCCCGCCGTCATCAACCACCTCGGCACTGGTGACCTGCTCGAGGTGCCCTCGGATCAGGCCCGTCGTGACCCACGCCTCGGACCCCTGTCCGTACGCGTCGACCGTCGTGACGGGGTTCTGCACCGTCAGCACCTGGCGGAAATAGCCTGCGCCGGCCATCGGTCACCCCACCGCGTTCCCGTTGTGCATGCGCCTGACCGTCTCCACGAACAGCGGCGACTGCGGCGTGATCGCGTCGTCTCCGCGGAACGACTCCACGTGCGCGATCTCCATGCGCATGGCGAGGTATTCCTCCTCGGTGAGCTGCAGCTCCGTGCGGCCCGTCGCGGCCTTCCACTTGGACACCACGGCGACCAGCGCCTGGACGATCTGAGGATCGTCCTCGGTGTGTGGCCGCTTGAGCCAGCCGCGAAGGTCGTTGACGGTCGGTGGTACCGGCATCGGGTGGCTCCCGGCCGAGGGGGTGAGGCGCGTGGAGCCTCACCCCCTGGCCGTGCATGGAGGATGAATCAGGCGTTCGTGACCTGCAGCTGCACCATGGCCTTGGCGCGGGTGAACGCCGCGTTGCCCCAGCCGAAGCCGCGGAACACGATGCGGGCCGAGTTCGCCGCGGTGAGGTCGTCACGACGCATGGTCATGCCCTCCCACTCGCGGATGGCGTAGGCCTCGCGGAAGTTGCCGCAGAGAGCGAGCACGTTCTTTGCTGCCGCGCCCGAAGCGTGCGTCGGCAGGTAGTCCGTCACGTACACCGGCAGGCCGAGCAGGAATCCGCTGGCGCCCTGCGTCAGGCCGGCGTCCGAGCTCGGCACGAAGATGGGCACGTTGCTGCCCGTCGCCGCGGCGCGGATGTCGGCGATCTTGGCGTAGACGTCCTTCGCGATGATCCACGCCGACGAGCCCCAGTACGCCGCGGGCAGCTGCGTGTAGCGCATGTCCATCAGCTTGTCGACCGTCGCCCCTGCGGTCACGGCAGCAGCACGCGTGGTGCTAGCCGAGGTCGCGGTGGTGATGTTCGTGCCGGTCTGGACGGTGAACAGCGCGTTGCTCGGGCCGTTCGTGACCCCCGCCATGTAGCCGGCCTCGCTCATCTTCGAGAACTGCCGCATGAGGTTGTCCATCACCTCCGCCTCGACGTCGAAGTTGGCGGACTTGATCAGCTGCTCCGACACCTGCGTCTTGGGCAGGATGGGCAGCGGCTTCAGCGACACCTCGGCGAAGCCGGGGTCGATGTCCACGGCCGCCGTGGAGCCGGTGTCCGGCGGGCTCCAGGCGTTGGTGTACTGGGTCGACTCGAGCGTGTTCCAACGCAGCGTCGCGTCGCCCTGGCGGACGGTGCGGTAGTCGCACACCCGGCGGGCGATGGACTCGGCCGAGATGTACTTGAGGATCTGCTCCTCGGTCTGCTTCGGGATCAGGATCGACGACGACGCCGTCGAGATGATCTCGCGCTGCTCGGGGGCCGGGCCGCCGCGCAGCCAGCCGCGCCAGGACGACTCGTACTCACGCGACGAGCGCCACTCGGCGGCCGCCTCGCGCCGCTCCTCGGTGCGCCGCGCCGGGGTCGCCGCGACCTGCACGCCCGCGTCACGCTCGAGCAGCGTCTTGCGCACCTCGCGCAGCTCCTCGATCTCGCAGACGATGTCGGCGCGGACGTCGTCGGAGAGGTTGGTGTCGGACTTGCGCTGCTCAAGCTCGGTGAGCTTGGTGCGGACTTCGCGAAGCGTGAGATTGCTGACCATGACTGTTGGTGCCTTCCGTGGTGTTGGTTGCGTTTCCTGTCGCGCCTCGGCGGAGGTGCCGCTGTAGGCACCGACCTCGACGACGCTCACTTCCCTGAGCTCCACACGCTTCAGCGTGCGGTCGCGTCCCTTCCAGCTGTCTCCGCCTTCCGGGACGCGGAAGCCGAAGCTCATCTCCGTGAGCAGGCCGCGACGGACCTGGTCAAGCACCGCCTCGTCTCGGGTGTTCTCCCCGAGCGTTGCCGTGTAACGCAGTCCCTTGTCGTCGCTCTCGAGCACCAGCGTGCCGCTCTTGGTGTTCGCGAGCACCTGCTTCGAGTCGTGCATGTAGAACAGCGAGACGTTGTCCGTCTGGCCGGAGAACGCACCAGGGGCGATCTGCTCCCGGAACTCCCCCTTCATGCCCATCAGCGGCTTGCTCCACGTGTTGTAGAGCGCGGCGTAGCCGGTGAGGGTGCGGCCTTCGACGCCGCCGATGGCCGCGGTGCGGACCTCAAGCTTCGACATCGGCGGGCTCCTCGTCCTGCTGGTTGTT